AAAATATCTAGACCTAGTAATTATCTTAAATCTTTGACAGCTACACAGAAAATTTCATTTATAGCCAAAATTGGAGGTGTTACTACATTTCTAATTTTAGGCAAATTAATTAAATTTTTATACAATAGATTAATTTCTGAAGCTGCAGCATGCATTAGACCTGAATTAAGTACGATGAAGACTAATGTTCAAACAGAATTTTGGGATGAACATGAAAAGGAGAAACGTTTTATGTTTAACCCCAAGATTGGTGGTAATGCACGCACCACAACAGCTGAACAATTGACTAATATGATTAGCAAAAGATTAATGATGATTCATATAAGTGAAGAAGATGGTACTACGAAATTTTGTAATTGTTTGCCTTTACGTGGCAACATTATGATTTTACCTTCGCATGTTATACCAAAACATAGTTCCGAAGCTATTATTACTAAAGTAGGAGCTAATCCTAAAACAGTACGAATTGATCGTAATTCTAGTTACAGGATACCAAAAACTGATTTAAGTTTGTGGTACATACCAGAATTAGGTGATCAAAGAGATTTGACTTCATTTTTCCCTGCTAAGATAGCACATAAAAAACAATTTGTTGGAAATATTATTTATAATGATGAAAACAAAATTAAAATTTTTAGTAAAATTTTAGGTACACGATGTACTAGTCAAACAACGGAAGGAGGTAAATTTGAATCCATACAATATTATTTTCCAGAGAAAACATTTCAAGGATTGTGTATGGCAACTTTTGTGGCTAAGGACAATCATGATATGCCATTTATTGGTGGTTTTCATTTAGGAGGAAGAGGTACACTTGGCACAGCTGGATTTGTTACCAGAGAACAAATTTTAGAAGGAATTGAAAAAATATCGATTAAACCATCGGTGTTGCCTTCCCATGCTGGAACAAATTTTAATACTTGTATTGGAGATATTGATGTAGGACCATTAGAAGCTCCACATAAATTGTGTGTAACTAACAAGTTATTAACTGATGCCAGATGTATTGTATTTGGATCACACAATAGACCCAGTTCTACACCAAAATCCGTGGTGGTAGAATCAACTATATCTGAGAGTGTTACTGAACATTTAGGATTAGAACGGATGCATGATAAACCTTATGAAATGAAAGATATTATGCATAAAGAAGTTGATATTGAAGGTAAGACGCACACCGCTTTTATTTTCGATTCGACTTTGATAGACAAAGCTGTAATTGATTTTGATTTGACTTTGAAGCAAGGTCTTAAAGATAAATTACATTTGCTAGGAAAACTAGAAGATGATGTTGTTTTAGCAGGATTAGATGGAGTAGTAGGAATTAATTCTATGAATTTTTCGACAGCTTGTGGTTTTCCTATGGTAGGACCTAAAACTAAAGTTGTATCTATTTCAAAAAGGAAAGTCGAAGGAAT